ACGTCTAAAACAGTAGTTCCTATACCAACATTACCTATTACTCTGGTTTTAGAATGAACAGAAAACTTACCATAGATTGAACCATCGGTCATTCCACTCCTACTATAACCAGAATCTACAGCAAGCTTGTAAAATGTCTTACCAACACCAGCAGTTCCTGTAGATACTTTCTCAACATATGTTATTGGAGCATATGCTTTAGTGATAGTATCTTCATATGGATCCTGGAATAAGGTAGCAGTACCTAATTCTTCAGGATCACCAGAAAAACTTTCTACTATAAAGTTGTCTGCAACCTTATAATTGGCATTTGATGGTGTAAAAAGGTTATCTCTAGGCTTTATGACATTTACATCTTGGTCATAAAGTGCCTTAAAGAGTATCTTAAATGACTTATCAGTACCTTTAGATGAATAAAAATCACTTGCTTGCTTAATAAAGACGTTTTGATTAAGATTTGGTGTTAATTCTCTTTCACCAATACCTGGTAATATTTGCTGTTTTGTCTTTGTTAAGAATTTTTTTAAGAATAATACACTTAAATTCTCTATTTCAGTACCTTTTGAGTGTGCTTGCCTCTCAGTACTCTTAAAAACTAAATTTTCTGCGTTTGCTTCTTCAGTATAAGAGGTAATACCACAAAATCCTCTATGACAATTGACAAAAGTTGTTATTGTTTTACTTTCATAAGTTATAATTTCATCATCTATCTTAAGTAAACCATAAGAATCGGGGAATCCATTGGTTCCTTCAGGTGTTTTTATTAAATCTACAACAATATCAGTATCAGTAATCCCTACATCAGTACCCAAAACAATAGAATCTACTGTATTTGTAGTATTATCAATCTTAACATACTTATCAATATTCTGTATCAGGTCAACAGGAGCACCATCAAACTCTTGAGCAATGTAATATTGCTTTAAGAAGTCATTAATTAGAGGATAATCTTCCTTAACATAAGCAGGAAGTTGATTTTCAACTATATTATTAAACTGTATTCTTTTATCTGTGGTGGATATCATTTATTTTAGTATGCAGATGTAGTTGATGTAGTAGTTTCTCCTCTAACCAAAGTTCCATTCTGATAACTAGAGGTTACAATATAATTAGATGCTGCAGGGTCGAGTCCTGATGAGATTTCATCAACAATTGGCTCAAATTTACTGTTACTTGTATCTAATTGTAGGTATAAATCCTGCAATCCAATCACGTCATTGGATTTAGGACAAGCAGAGATCTCAAGAATTGCTTGACCATCTTTAAGTTTACCCGAAGTTATGTTGATCGGATTCAATGTAACGATTCCCTTAGTATAATTTATATACCCAACGTTCCTCCTTATTATGGAAGGTGATGTAGAGTTGACACTTGGGACAGAAAATAGGAATAATCTACCAGTTTCTGCATTTGAATCAGGAATATCTGACAAATATACGTCATAATCAATTCCAGATACCCTAATTGCAGAAGATTTGATGTTATAACCAGACATACTCTTTATATAAAAGGCATTTCCGAACCCAACTGAGTACTCAGCAAAGGCATTTGTCACTAATCTAAGGTCTCTTCTTATCTGAACTGTTGTAATATTGGATGTAATTGATTCTTGACTCTGATCAATGATGTTTAGGAACTTACTATACTTAAATCTTGCTCCATATTTGTTTAAATCACTAGAATCTGCATATTTTGCTGCATTATTTGACACAATTGAGGAAACTTCTTCACCAGAAGAGACTAAATTGCTGTTATAATACATTTTTGAGTCAATTTCAACATACAAATACTTCAAGTCAAGAATTTCTGGGACAATTCCTGCTACTGCATACTTTTTAAGTTTCAACTTGATCTGCTCTTTGATCAAATTAGGTAAAAAATCACCAAATCTTGGTTTTATACTAATAAAGACCTTACCATACTGAGGAGGAACTAATTCTTCACCTCCAAAAACGGAAATTGACTCTGTTTCGGGATAAATTTTCGCTGGAATTAGTGATTCGTAGTCATTTGCAGTCAATGCACGATTCTGAGACGAATAAATGCGTGGTGCAAACTTTTTAATCGAATCTACACCCTCAATATCTTCTCCACCAGACCCACTTGCTCCTGTTGTAAGTAATGAGATGCCAGAACTGACTGTATGACTATTATTTCCTTGAATATACGTAATTTGACCACTAAATGTGAATTGATTAACCCCATTAGCAGTTTCACCGTTAGAAACGATGTAACTTATGTCAATTTCTTCACCTTCTTGGAGTTTTCTTCCAAAAACACCGTCTCCAAAGAAGATTTCGTACCTTTCATCATTGACTTCCTGTAAATAGAAGACTTTTGAGTCATTATCAATATCAAAAAGGTCGTCTTGATAAGAATATTTGAATTTTTGGTTAGTTGTACCTGCTTTTATGCTTATTAGAGTAGTATCAACCCCTATATTAGGTAAAATAAACCTTTGATTAGGGTTCTGAGAGGTATATGTATAATTTTGCGTTAGAACCGTACCTTCATAGATGACAATATCATTAAATTGAGCAATTCCATCTATTACAGGTCTTGTTATAGGTTCTAATATTGAAAAAATGAAGGATTGGTTACCAAATGAAGCAGAAGTTGCCGCAATTGGACCTGGTTGAAGGGTTAATGTAGATGGTCTAGGGTTAATATTCGATGTATCTACGAAAAAACTAACTGATGCTCTTGATGCAGTCCTTGATCTAGGTAAATAACCAATATTTCTTGCTAAACTAACAACATTTTCTCTTAAAGTTGCACTATCAATGAATACTTCGTTCGTTACCATATTGGCATTATACGAAGTAATGTAAGTATTGTATGCCAGAAGGTCTAATATAGTAGATAAATTAGATCCATCAAAATCATAGTCGGTAAACTTGGAGTTTGCCCGTAAATAATCTTTAAGTGTTGTTTTAACCTGATCAAAATCTAGGTTTGAAAAATTAACTAATGGCATTTATCTTGTTGGTTGCAAAACGAATTGTAACTGTTGCTGTGGAACATCTGCTCCTATAATTTCATATATTATAATGACATCATATGAGTTATTATCAAAGTCAGGGTATACATTAACATCTTTTAGATCAACTCTGGGTTCAAAGTTTCTAATAGATTGTTCAATTTCATCTCTAATAGAAGATGCAGATATATTATCAAGATTTTCAAACAGTGTTTTAGATATCCTTGACCCAAAGATAGGATCAAAAGGTTTCTCACCAGGAAGAGTGAATACTATATTCCTTACGGATCTTGCAATAGCATTCTCGTTTTTAATACCTATTAGATCACCATTCAGTGGATTAGACTGAAAGGTCATACTAATATCCTTAAAACCTTGACTGACTCTTTCTAGAGGCATTATAAAATATTGTTACTATTTTATTATTTAGTCAAGATTTATAAAGTTCATCATCATAATCTAATTCATCTGCTTCATATAGGTCATTATTTACTTTTTGATCTGTCTTTTTAGGTGTTATCCCATCATTTGCTATCTCACGAAGCATCTTTGGATCTGTCATGTTACTATTATATGTTCCCTTTATTTATCTGAGGAAAAGGCATTAGTCCTATATTACCCATAAGAGCATGTCTTGGTACATCCTTAAGTATATCAAACCCAAGGGTAATTCTATTTGTATCGAAATGACTATTAGGACTTATAACCTTATGTTCTCTAAAACCTGGTCCAATATAAACATTACCAACTTCATTTATTATTTCGTATTCGGGGTTTCTAAAAATTGTTTTTGTATTGTGGGGTCTAATAGAAATATAACCATGTATTGGCCATTGATGTCCGTGCCAATCTAATAAACCGCCTGTATCATGGTAATTTAACCAACTCTGCATCCATAAGTCCCCATTACCATTATAATCATATACGAAGTCATTTAACTCGCAATAAAGGTCATAGAAGACTCTAGTTGCTGATGTAAGTCCAAATACATTATACTTACCATATGACCATGTAAAATCGGACCCAAAAATATCATGATGCTGAGTAGTATGAACCGCATGGTCAATAACATTACTCAATTCATCATGATACTTGGTGACTATACTTGATTTGTATATCTTATAGTCTATCTTCCTTGCCCTCTAGTTCTCTTCTTTGCTGCATTACGAGAGGAAGCGG